TTCTGTGAAGTAAATGCTACGTTACATTCCTCAACCTCTGGATCATATCCGTTCTGGATTAGTATGTTGTCAAACAGTTCAACCTTTAGTTTGTTAGCCAAATATCTCTGATAGCCTCTAACCCTTTTCATTACAATGTTGTCAGTTGTCTCACTACTTGCTCTGCTGGTAAAGTCACCTGTCATAATGTCGTGTGGGAATTGCGTTCCCAGTTCGAATACCTTTTCCAAGTGTTCTATGTAATCTGTGTACTTGCTGTTTCCTGCCGTCTCAAAGAACTCTATCTCAGGCTTTATCTTCTGTACACGTTTGTCACCTGGCTTGTACTTTTGCCATCTTACTGCCTCTTTCTCAAGGTATGGATCACTTGCACCTGGGTAGGTAATTGTGGTAATCGGATAGGCATTGTTTAGAATGATTGCCGACATGGCATCTTCAACACCCCACATGATTTCAATCAACGGTGCTGTCGTTCTGTTTCCTATTGTTCTTGGAATTGCCAGTGAATAGAATAATGATTTTCCCCATGCCTGTTTACTGTAATTTGTTAAGTTGAATTCGATAAATTTGCCAAGTTTGCCCTCGCCCAGTTTTGCCGTCTGACCATGATTGGTTCTATGCTCATAGTATTGTAACTCACCAAACTCGTTTCTTTTCTTGGATATGATGGTCTGCATATCCACTTCCTCAACGCCCTGTATGTCATTCTCGTCAAGTTTCTCAAGTATTGAGTTTCCTGTGATTAGACAGGTTGTGACCATGTTTTCAAACTTGTCATAGAAATCTGCGTTTCTTATCCATTCGTTTAACACCTCCGTTGCCTTGTCTGACTTGCAGGTGACACTCATTTCCGTTCCTGTGATAAGTTCCGAATAAGATGATACTGCTATCTGTAACTGCGGTGTCCTGTCGTGATACTTGATAAGCTGTTCAAANGTGACCTGTATTGGCTGTTCACGCTGATAGTCTGATCTTACTATCTTTGCCAGTGGCACTTTGGATTCTTGTATAATGTTTTCCTGAATGTCATAGTTAATTGGGTTTCCTATTGCGTCAATCATGCCGTTGCTCCTTCTACTACCATTAGTTCCTGTCTATTTAATGTTGATTCCCTTGCTCCTGACTTGGAAAGTTCAATCTTTACGTTGTATAATCCTGGCGGTGGTATCTCATTCTCTGCCACAGCATAGGAAAACGTGCCACCTGTTGCGGACACTATTGATCCTGTCTTGTTGAAGTAGTCACCCCATCTGTGATTCTTTGTTAGTCTGATTGTAATCGTATATCCTGTTAGGTTTGCCTTTCTTGTAAATTTTGTATCAGTATAGATTGTTCCTGTCAGTTTGTTTGTGTCGCTAAAATCCCCTCTGAACCATTTTGGCTGATCCATTATAAGATAAAGACCGTATGCCAATTATACTCTACCACAATTATTAACGGAAGTAATATTCAGATTTAATAATAATGGATTCATAATGTATTTCTTAATTATTCTTTATATAATAGAATAAATTAATCGGGTATTGGTAAGCCACCCTTGCTTCTGAACCAATCCTGAACCAATCTTGTCGTATAGTGAAATACGGTTTTAGGATCATTGTCCTTTGTTTTCTTTAGTTCTTTTTCTTTTTGCTTAACTGCGTCTAACAATGTGTGTACTGACTTTACATATAATAGCATTAATTCCTCCTGTGTCTTTGGGTTGTTATTCATAGGTCAGTATCCACCCTTCACGATAGTATCTTTTGCCTCTGAATTCTGAACAGTGTTTGCATACATGATGATCCTTAGTCACTTTTCTCCTTTGGCTTTGCCTCAATAATGGTAGTAATTACTGACGTTGGTATGGTNTCCAGGTCTTTTATTGCCTCTGTTATCTCTATAATTTTATCATCTCTTTCCTTGTATAACACATAGCCCTGNTCAATCTGTTCGTTTCCTTGCTTGTATGCCTTTACATATTCCGCATAGGTGTTGGCAAACAGCGTGGCTAGTTGTACCTTTGAACATCTGCCTATGGTCTTGCCTGTCGCCTTTACGATAAACTCCTGTAACTTTTCATCATTGGTCATAATATTGCTCATTCAACTACCTCTGTATTTAATGATATTCCACCCTTGCTTTTAGGCTTTTCGGTGTCGTCTTGTCTTACCAGCCTGTCTGACATGATGTCATAGTGTCCATAGTCAAACTCCTTTAGATCCCAACACGCCATGATGAAACAGTCACCAATATCAAAGTTAAGTTCTTCCTTGTTGATTCCACCACGCTTGTCAAACTGTGCTGATCTTAACTGTGAGATTAGTTTGGTATGGCTGGGGTGTATTCTTACCTTACCCATCTTGACCATCTGTGCTGAATTGATAGCCATCTTGCTTCTTAGGCTTTGAACGTTTGCTGACTCGTGATCCCTTATCTGCAAACCAAAGTTGATAGGCAGTGCAGGTATTCCTCTTTCCTCAAGGTCACGAATAAATCCAGGGTGTGCCGAGTCTATCTTGCAGTTGGAGTTGTATCTGTGAGCCATATCCTCTATGACATCAAGCATGGCTGACGGTGACGGTCTTGGAAATTCGTTAGCCTCTGTAATGTATAGTATGCCATCTCTTACCTCTGCACCCAATACACCAAAGTTTGATGATCCAAATGCAGGATCACCATATACCCCACTTCTGCCGCCAATAATGTTAAGATCATATTCCTGTATAATGTTGTCAATGTTTTCATATACGTCACCTAATCCCATACCGTACATGAGCTGGTATTCCCTGCCAAATGATGGGCTTAGTTTGGCTACTCTGATATTTTCTGGATTAAATACCTTGTTCAACCCTACCGTATAGTCAAGATGTTTCATTACATAGAAATCCTCTTTGTCCTTCTCACTTAACAGTTCGTACTCGTCTTCCATACGCTGGAACAGTCCACCTGGCAGGTTAGGTGTTGATACCATGGCGATATAGCTATTGGTCTTTGGTATGTATCTCTCTGCCACTGTTCGTGCCTCGTCTTGGTATCTGCTAGGAAAGAAATCAGCCTCATCAAGCAGTACAATCTTTGGGTTTAGTCCTCTTGCAGGTGACAGGTGGTTGGTTGGAAATGCCTCTATCTTGCAACCGTTCAATATTACAAGTGATTCTTTGGTCTTAAACTCTACGTCAAACAGGTTCTTGATCCTGCCTACGACCTTGTTGGTCAAATCTTGGTTTGCTCCTGTGATAATTATTGCCGATACGTCTACCTGACTGTCCTTCCATACGTCATCTTTTAGGCAGTTCCATGCTATCCACCTTGTAAAGAATTCTGTCACTCCCAGACCTGTTGCCTTTTTTACCCATATCTTTCTGTGACACTCTAACTCATGGGCTATGTCTTCCTCATAGTCAAAGTATTCCAACTTGTTTGGTAGTGCCTCCCAGAACTCTCTAAATGATAATCCTCTGTACTGTGGGAAATCCACCGAAATCTCTTTGTCGTTTGTTGGTAGTAATGATCTTAGTGTCTCTACGTCTTCTTGAAATGACGGATTCTTCATTTAAGCATCACCTTCGGTTGATCTAGTTGCTTCTCTGCGACCTTCCTTAGATGTGAAATTCCTAATACCAAATCAACCACATGAGTCTTTTGCGTGGTTGCCTTTACTAATCTGTCTATGTATGCCAATACTAGATCATGGTCAGTCTGTGACGGATTGTCCCCCATAGCCTTTGTTATGTTTGTCTCACACAGTTTGATGATTCTTTCCAGCCTTCTACCGTCTTGATTAAGGTTAGTCCAAGTATTGTTTGTTGTCATTAGCATTTTTTGTTCCTGACCATGACTAATAAGAAGAAAAGGAAATAATTAATAATTATAAACAGCCAACGCCTCTGCACTTTGTACACTTTAGCCTGTCCTGGTTTTTATTAAAAGTGGGTGTTGTTCCTCTGCCCCTGCATTGATCACATCTAGTCATACTCTTGTTCATACTCTCCCTCTAGATACCCTTCACANCCNTNACAATGTTTNNTGTTACAGGCTGTTACTACATATCCTTCTGCNTCATACACATAATCNTCCTCGTCTAGATGTTCTGACCATGCGTGACCACATCTNGCACATGGATCATCACTTCCTTCACACATACCGTCTGTTACTCCTGGTGGCAGATTGCTCATGATTCATACTCACCTTTTAAATAATCTTCCTCACTCTTTACCCCTGCTTTCATGTTTGCCTGGAATATTGAACCCATAAACTTCTCAAAGCACTCGTCACAGTGTAACTTCTCGCCATGATCACTACAAGGGTTGCCATGTCCGCACTCCCACTGTACGTCACATTCTATGCAGTTGTGAATCATTGTGTTGCTAAAATCCTTTCTACTAATAAATCCCATGCTTCTGCGTCATAATCTGACCATACACCTGAAACATATTGTTGATTCATGTGTTTGTGTGTTTCTAATAGTTCTTCTCTAGTCATTGTTGGTATTCTTTCTTTTAATCCTACTCTTTGTGGTGAAGCAGTATATTTTACTTCATTGTAGATTTGATGTGCTACTGTAAGAATTGTTTTGATTGGTATTTTTGCTTGAAATGCAGGGTATTCGACTAATTCAATAAATTCATCAATCGTTTTGTGTGGGAATGTAGAAATTAATTCTCTACAAATTGTTTGTGCTTGTTGTTTTTTTGTTGTTTTACTCATATCTACTCATTTCTTTAGAGTCATATATACTTATGTTTTTAAGCAAACTACTATTGCTAATGCCAGTATTGCACCCAGTAATGTTGCTATTATATCATTGATCTCTACTACCCCCCTGCCTGTGTAGCCATCATACAACTCCTTGCCAAATGCAAAGATGAATCCCAGCAATAGAAATGGTGTGAATACTATACCTGTTATGCTTAACAAGAATCCTGCTATGAAGTGTTGTATCTTGTCATTCATCAGTATCCATTCTAGGAAATGTTGTCCTTTAAATCTTCATGGCAGGAACAGCCGCATACCATGTGATACCAATCCTCTATCTGTTTTGCACATTTCTCACAAGATTTTATGAATCCCATCAGTCACCTGGTTCTATTCTAGGAAATGTTACCGCTATGTTGTCAGTGTAATCTCTCAGCCACCCTACTTCAATACTGTGTTCACCATGAGCCTCATGTGTTGCAATAGCGTCATATAATACCCTAGTTATCGCCTGTGTTACAAACTTCCATACCTGATCCTCCGTGTAGAGTTTAAGATCCCTATCGTGTGGCATAATACATAGTGTAAACTGCTATGATGATTAAAGATGAAATAATGTATATCCTATTCAACGCCTAATGGCTAGTGACAGCCAACGTTTGATGATGTTGTACCATACGAATCTGTCATACACTCTTTGACCGTATTTTACCCTGATTCTGTAAATATCCCTGTCAGATAGATCCAAGTTGGTTACTGAATAGTATGGATCCATAATGTCTGCTCCGTCTTTTTTACCTGTTACGTCATGCTTTAGCCCTAGCGTATGTCCTAATTCATGGATCAATACCGCATACAGATTGTATGTTTTCAGTATGTTTTCTGGATATGATACGTTCTTCACAAGACCTTTTTTGATTGCGTCTTTTCCCTTGATACCCTTGCCCTTTAGATCCCAGATGTATGAGGCATTGAATACTACTTTTCCTGACGCTTTACCTTGACCTGGATAGTATGCGTATGCCAACACTGACGGTCTATCCTTGAAATACTTGTCCTCGTCTTTGGTCTTAAATCTGATTTCTATGTCCGCTTGGGTGTTCCATGCTGACTTGAATTTCAACGGTATCTCAAAGTTCCATGTTGATACTGCCAGGTTAACTGCTCGTTTTAATTGTCGTTTAGATAATAGTTTTAGTGTTTCATGGTGTTCAACGTCATAGGTTAGCACATCTTTTTCCCACTTGTGTTGCCATTCCGTTTGCTCTGATACAAATTCCACCTTNCCATTCAGATCATTACGGATAATTATGCAATCAGGCTTCATGATAAATATAAAAAATTGACCTAAAAAAGTAAAATTTAGGCTGGTTCGTTTTTGTGCTTTAGGTAGTCTGCACCTATTACGATTGCAATAGGAGCCAACAAAGCAACTGCTGTGGTTTCATTTAATTCTATTTGATTGGTTGCTGTCCACAATGCGATTAAGCCTGTGTAAGCTCCAAGTGCATAGTATCTTAGATTTCCTGCTGACATTAAAAATCTCTTATTTTGCTACTATATATGGTGTTTAGTTGTATTTGATAACTGGAATGTCTATCTCTATGTCCTTTGAGGCACGATAAAGGGCGATATTGTAATTCATATCATGGCTAATATCTGTCAAACATTTTGGACATGACCGTAAGTATAACGGATATGTGTCCTCTGTCTCAAAGAACTCCCTGACCTTTGGCTCTCTTAGTAGCCCTATACTGCCATATTTCTCTGAATAGTCCATCAACTGTGCTATCCTTGCAATAGTCTCGCCTGTTTCAATCATGAACGTTCCCATGATCTTCTCATACTCTCCAAAGTCTCTGCGTAAGTCAATCATGCCTTTTGAGTTTTCTATACCAGCCCACATCTTTGCGTAGTTACTTAATTTTAATTCAACGTTGCCTATCTCGTTGTCTATGATTTCCTGAACCTCGTCTGAATTATTGTATCTGTCAATGAGTGTTTCAAAGGTCAGATGAAATTTGTTTGCCAGTTTACTGCATGATTTTAGATAGACTAGTTCCCTGGTATCCTTGTTTAATTTTGGTGTTAATGGTTTTTGCACAGTCTCTTTTTTGATTTCTTTTGCCCTTTGCTCTACACCATTAATTTTAATATTGTTATACTGATTCTTTTCTATTGTTATAGATGGATCATCTGTCTCGATAGTTTTCCATTTCTGTTCTGTCAATTCCGAACTGTCTTCGGTTTTATTATAGTTCCGTTTGTAATCTTCTGGGAGAATTTTCTGTATATGACGGTCACTGACCGTTATACCCTCTTTGTTTAATTGGGCGTATAGATAAGAACTAATTCCATTNANTTTAATGTCAATCATATTNTATTTAATTTGNTTGTTAANAATCTCTGCACACCTGGTCAGATAATCTTTTAGTGTATGTCTTTCCCATTTCTCATAATCTTCTTTAAATTCGTTCAGAGTGTCACGCCATTGATTATTAAGAAAATCAACGTCACTCACTATATAAAGTATTTATAAACAGTAACTAATAAAGTTATGTAAATAAACTTAAATATTATAACGACTTACATTTAATGATAGATATGTCACAAATATTTACAATACATGATGTAAAATCATGTGAGATTTGCAAAGAACCTATGAAGGAATTACAAGCTAGTAGATATACCTGTATAGCTTGTGGATTGACAGAGGATTAAATCTCTTTTTCTACCTTAATCAACCCCAGGTATTCTGATTCCATTACACCTGTGATGAGTGTTTTCATATTCTCTACCATGATCTCTATTGGTGAATCTTTGCCTACCATTTGATCTATTTGATCCCATGATATGTTCATCTCTAATTGGATTTGGTGTCCTCTTACTTTTGTTGTGGCATAGGGAACAGCCTTGATCTTGATTGGCTCTCTTAACCTTGACACAACTTCCTTTGTTTCATGGAATGTAGATTTTTCTGACATCAGTTATCCACCTCAAACCATCTGTCTATGATTCTAACGTGTGCTTCTGCTACTGTTATTAGTTGTTCGTAATTCATATCTAACTAGAATCTAAACTTCAATATAAAGCTAATCTTCATCATCATAGTCGTCAGAGTTATCCCACCAATCAGGAAAATCAGGGTGATTGGGGAAACTCATCATACAGTATTACCAGCATATTGAATAAATGCTCTAATTCTATACCTGTCAATGCTTCCTCTTTTGTGACTAGGCTGATCAAATAAACGGTATCATCTAAGTCAATCATCAGCATATTCCTCTTGGTTTTCTCTCACTATATCATCATACAATACTCTAAAAAGATTGAATGTCTTTTCATCTTGTATTGATGGGTGCTTGTCCTTGAAGGCTAGATTATACCATCTTAGCACACTTGCATAATGTTCCTCATAGATACCTACGTCATGGTCAATTCTAACCATGTTGGCTCACCTTGTTTTGATATGAATCAAAACTAACTGTCCATGTTCCAGGCTTTGAGGTTTGTAATTTGTTGCCCTTTTGCTCGAACCATTGGTCAACGTTGTTTCTTACTGCTGATGTGAAACAGCCTGAATTAACTAGGATCTGTTCCTTTGAATCCCATGAATTTTTCTTATCGTTATAGAAGAATGTGTCACGCTTGATACCCATTGGATCATGCAGGTGTCCCATCTGATAAATATCTGCCTCACAATTAACCGTAAGGTTTTCCAATGCTCGTAACGTTCCACCTC